TGAAGATTCTTTCGTATCAGTTGCAATGCAGAATGGTATAGACAGAGAGCCAATAGCACGAGATCTGTATTCTCAAAAGACTGGCAATACAGTTATCGAAGTTGGCTTTATTGATCATCCAGACATTGAGTATGCTGGTTGTAGCCCAGATGGCATAGTTGAATTGGATGAAGGCACTGCGATCCTAGAGATCAAGTGTCCTATGGATAGCACTATGGTTGACATATGGATGAATAAAGAAGTACCATCCAAATGGATGCCACAGATTCAATTCCAATTAAGTGTGACTGGTGCAAAATACTGTGACTTTGTGGCCTACTCACCAAATTTTCCAGAAAACCTTCAGCTGTACATTCAGAGGGTTGAAAGGGATGAGCTTTACATCGATCAAATTAATAGCGAGGTAAAGTTGTTTTTGTCAGAAGTAAATGAAATCGTAAATAAACTTAAAGGAGCTTAGTATGGCTGAGTATGATAACAGCAATAGAATCGCTGGTTGGATTCGTGAAAGTGCAACAGGGAAATTTATTTCTGGTGTTGTGAATGTTGAAGGAAAAGATTATAACTTTTCATTATTTAAAAATGATACTGGTGATAATCCTAAGAAGCCAAATTACACTGGCAGAATACAGCCTAAGGATGCAGTTGCAGCTTCAATTCCTTCTGGTGCAGATGAGGATGTTCCTTTTTAGGAGCATCCCCATATATCACTTTTTTACGTTTAATTACTTATTCATGACGTACATAGTCACTTCAAAGCCAAAGCGCATTTCTGTAGCTGCTGGAGTTGTCCACATAATATTAATCCTTAAAGTTTCTGGCTTATGCCATTAATCGTGATTATCCATTATGAAGGTGACTATATCTATAAAGAAAACCATTAATGCATAAATTTGAATTTAAGCAAAGTATCCTAGACGAGTTATCAGCAACTCCAGAGGCAAGATTAATCCAATCTATACTGGCCAGAGCATTGCAAGACGCTACCACTGGCTATGGCTCTGACAGGGAAAATGCCATTAGATTTTTAACTGAACCTAATTACGTCAAAGATCTTTGCTTAATTCTTACTGGCTACGATGAAGATTTCATTATAGAGTTTATTAAAAAGTTTAGGAGGCACTGATGGATGCAATTCATTTGCATGATTATGACGTTTATTGTATTGCCCTTGCTACGTATGCAGAGGCTCGTACAGTACCAGAAAAGACAAGCGTGATTCACCTTATCGCTAATAGAGTTCGATCTGGTAAATTTGGAGCTGATTCGTGTGAGGTTGTATTCTCGAATGGGCAATTCAATGGTGTGTCTGACATTGTGTCTGGGAAACATCAATATCCAGATCAAAAGACAATACTTCAAATGGAGTTGCTTGTCTTAGACACACTGTATTTTAAAAAGTATACTAATCTTATAGCTCATAGTTTATATTTTCATGATGATAGTATTCATGACATGAGCAAGGAATGGAAGCGTAAAAAAGTTACTAAAGTTGATTCTCTTATATTTTATTAGGAGTTGTTATGAAGTGGATTGAATTTTTATGTGATGTTATTGTATGGGTCACCATAGTTGCTGCGATGCTGGCCTTTATAGTTGGAGTATACGCTGCGCCATTATGGGCAAGCGTCATGACATCTTTTTTATTAGTTGCAGTATTAGTGTTGTGGGATTAATATGGCAAACGAAGAGTTAGCAGCACAAATTAAAGAGTTTATATCATCTAGGCCACACATTAATCGCAATAAGATCTGTGAGAAGTTTGGCATAGATATACGTAAACTCAAGAAGATAGCTTTGGAGTACTCGATTCCTCTTCCTCCACCTCTATCCAGATCAGCAATAGGCAAGTTAACTAAGTTTAATAAGGGTCGTACCCACATTACAATAAGGAGCAATTGATGGCACACGATAACGTGAATAACCCAAAGCACTACAATATTAATGGCATAGAGGCCATAGACGTGATTCAGTCTAGGCTTACTCCAGAAGAGTTTTTAGGATACCTTAAAGGTAATAAGCTCAAATATGACTTACGCTGGGCTTTTAAAGGTAATCCAGAGGAAGATCTAGGCAAGTCTGGCTGGTATCAAGCTAGGATCTTAGAAGTTTTAAAGGATGAAGAGGCCATTAATCCACCTCAACTAGAGGCCATGTTAGATAGAAGTCTTGAAGATTAGTCAAGCATTTTCTTTTAAATTATTTTATAAAAAGATTTGACATTATTTTATGATTCTATAATATAACCATATCGCTAATTTATTAATCCACTTGCAAGCGATCAAGAAATTTTGCTAAAGGAGAATTACATGGAAACATCATTCATAACATGGACACCTTATCTAGCCTCAGCTTGCGTTGAAGGCTTTGATGGGGAGGATCATGACGAAGCTACAATAGTTTCAGCATGGCAGTACCTTATAAACACTGGATTGGCTTGGCAGCTTCAAGGCTGGTATGGTCGTACAGCTCAATACTTAATCGATGCAGAAATCTGCACAGTTGCTTACTAAGGGGAATGACATGACAACTACTAATCAAAATCAATGGTCTGACTACCTAACTGAAATAGTCAAAGAAGAAGGTATTTTAAGCTCATGCTACAGTGTTTTTCATAACTATAGCTATGGCAATCAAATACTGGCCTACTTTCAACTGAAAGCCAATGACTTACCATTATCACCTATTGCTTCATTTGGTACATGGAATAAACTTGGTCGTAAGATTAAAAAAGGCTCTAAGGCACTAGAATTATTACAGCCTATCTTGATTGAAGAAAAAGACGAAGCTGGTAATAAGACTGGTAAAGTATTTAAGATATTTAAAGCAAAGAAAAATTGGTTTTCGCTTGATCAGACTGAGGGTGATGAGTTCAAGCCAGAAGTTAAGATCCCAGAGTGGAAAGCTGAAAATGCTTTAAAGAATCTTGATATTGAAGAGGTGCGTTTTAATTCTACAGATGGTAACTGTCAAGGGTATGCATTCGAGAGAAAAATCTCAGTTAACCCTATAGCAGCATATCCATATAAAACTCGCTTCCATGAGCTTGCACACGTTGTTTTAGGCCATACAGCTGAGGGTACTGCGTTAAGTGACTTTGAGCATACACCTAAGGATATTAAAGAAGTTGAGGCTGAATCTGTGGCTTACATACTTTGCAAGTCATTAGGCCTAGATGGTGCTACAGAATCTCGTGGCTACATTCAACACTGGTTTAAAGGTGACGTTATTCCAGAAAAATCAGCTAAGAAGATTTTTGCAGCTGCTGACAAAATCTTAAAGGCTGGGAAAGAAGAGGTAAAAAATCAACAATAATTTACAAGAGTGGAGGCATCGCTTAAATATCAGTACAGCCCATGCAGCAGAGTTGCTTGGGCTTTCTGAGTTCAGATATAGGCTCTATGAGGCATTTTGGACACCTAAGTCGATTGAGATAGCTGCTGTGTTTATTGAGCTGGTACATATAACAGCTGATGAATATGTCAAATATCTAAAGGTGAAAAACCCACATCACCCATGCCATGAGATAGCAAAGCCATATTTGGTGACTGGCTTATTGGAAGGATATAACCCTACCTCTGAGTCAATCTCAATACTTTTGCTTCCCAAGCAGAGAATCAAGTTCATCAAGTAGTGTGGAGGATCTGGGCTGTGCGCCAAAGTCTGTATAAGGCTTGCCATAAGCTCCAGATCTATCCATGTAGACCCTATCAACACCTTCAGTAGAGTATCCAGTTGTCACCTTAGATTCTGGTGATGCCTTTTTAATCTTACCCAGCAATCCAGTAACTTTATCTTTTGAATTTAATGGGATGATCATGGCCTCATTATTTGGCCTTGCTGCTATTGCGTATTTATTAAAGAATGCCTTAGATCCTAGCTTTTGAATTGCCTCTGGTGATATATTCTTTACCATAAGGGCATTAGCTGATTCATTATCTTTAATAATTTGAGGGATAAACCTCATTACAGCATTGCCTTCTTGGGTTAAGTTTTCAGATGTCTGTGCAGCGTATCTCATTGGCTCAGTCATATTTAATACATCTTTAAATGATGCTGGAAGTTTTTGAGTGTACACTGGATTGAATTCTGGTGCATTCTTAGCGTGACTCCACCATGCGCCTTGACCTACAGGAATATCACCTTGAGCAAATTGGCCACCAGCTTCATTTCTTGCAGCGTTTAATCTTGTTGTTGATGCATTAATACCAGCTTTATTGCCAAGTGAAATATTTTGTAATAGTTCTGGATTTGTTACAGCAGCTTCAGTGTTAAAGTATGGATTTACAAATGGTCGCATTGCATACTTGCCAACTGTATTTACATATGGCAATGATCCAAGTACAGCACCAACTCCACCAAGTAAACCTTGTGTTACATTTTTATTTTCAATACCTTTTTTAACTTCATTAAGGCCTAGTGGCACACCTACTGCAAATGGAAATGCAGCTGATCCTATATTAGAAAATACAGACTGCGCTTCTTCTTTAGTTAAGTTTTGTGATGGCAATGGGTTGCCATTATCGTCTACTACAATTCCACGAATAACTTTCATTATAACAATCCTTTTTTAATCTGATCTGCCTTCCATTGATTAACTCTTTCAATTAATGGCTCGTCTACTATTTGAGCTACATCAGCTTTACGTTTTTCTAATGCGCCCAATGTCATATTTCTGAGATCAGCTTTTTTACCATGAAATATTTTTGCTAGTTCATCAAATTTTGGTTTTGCAATTACATCAACTGGAATGTTAGCACCTAAAGTGCCACCATACATAGAAGTCCAGTCAGTGTTGTAAGTTGGGTTAGCTGATGGCATAAGTTTCATTCCACCTTCTGATCCAATCATTACTGTATTTCCAGCGTAACCTTTTGGAGTTCCTCTTAATGCTGGATCTTGAATTGCTGCAATAAGATCTTCAATATTGTATCCAAGCATTTTTTGATTCTGAGTCATAGAGAATCTATCAACTAATGCCTTACGTAATTCGCCAGCTGTAGAGCCTAAACCTTCGCCAGTATATAATTGACTTCTGCCTTGTTCTGTCTTAACTCCTTTAAAGTCTTGAAATGGAGTTGTAACTTTATATGTATCGCCAACTTTTTTTCTTATTGGATAATTTCTGATTGATTCATCTAATCCTTTGATTTGTGCCTTGCTTAATTTATTGCTATCTAAAATTTGCATAAGTACATCTGTAGGCATTACTGAAAAGTTTTCTGATCCATGTCCCATTGTTGTTGGCATATGTAAAATTTTACCAGTTCCACCTTGAGCTAAATTTTCTTGTATTGCAATTTGCTCTCTATCTCTTACACGTTTAGCAATCTCTTCATTAGAAGCTCCACCAATACCTTTTTCCATGTGCTTAATATCTCTGCCATAGTCTTGACCACCATGAGTAATAATATCAACTGGTTTCTCAGATACGCTAGTGATTCTATAATTGCGACTTGATAGATCATAAGGATTAAATAAAATACTTGATCCAAGATGCTCTTCTAAATTAAGTGGTTTCTTTTCTGCAAGGCCACCAATGTATTCACGATCAAATACAGTTCCAGATAATGCGTGTGGTTTATCAATTGTACCTTCTTTGTATGCGTACATTCTAGGATCAACTACATTGCGACCTACAATGCCAGTGCCAGACTCTATTTGGCCTAATATTTCTTTAATACCAGCTTTACCAATATTTTTTGCAACTGTAGCAGCTGGTTTTATTGCTGGAGTAACTAATCCAGCAGCATCAATAAATCTTTCATCTGGTCTAAATGTCATACCTTTACCAGAGTACAAAGGCATTCCATAGGATGCATCTTCAGCTAAAGTTTGAGTTGGCTTGATGAATGTATCACCTAATACATTATTAGCTTTGTTACTTACAAATGGTCTGATTGCTGGAGGCGCAAACATTGAAGTTGGAATTTGATTAGCAGTTCCAGTCATGTTTTTTAAAGATTCAGATAGCAGTTTTAAAAATGCATTCTGATCTGGCTCTTTTAAATAATCTACCATTCTTTTTTCCAATCAATTCCTATGCGTTGATCTTGAGGTGATATGTCACCTTGTACACCTAGTAAGCCATTAAATGCTGGTTGTTGATACCTTACATCGCCATGAGTTCCTCCAGCTCCACCATATAGTTTTGCTTGAAGATTTGGAGTATCGTACATATAGTAAGGATTCATACCTTCTTTGTTTTGTTCAACACCAAGCCTATTTGCGCCTAGCCCAGCTGATACATTCTTAACGTGTTCAGCTATTGAGGCCTTTAAATTCATACCATTGCCATAGTAATTGCCTTCTAAATATGGATCTTTTTGAGATGATGCGCCTACAGTTCCTGTAAGCAATCCTTGAGGGAGTGGTTGAAATGCTGTTAGATTCATTGCAACATCTGGCTTGCTGTATGCTTCTAATAGAAGTCTTTCTTCTGGCGAGCCAATATAAATCCTATCATTAGGATTGTTGTATTGAGGGTATGGCATATGATTTCCTAAGAGTCTAGTTCAATGAATTCAGTGTAGATGTCTAAATCATCGCCACTGATTTCTACAAGTGATCCATCATCAAACTCAAAGTAAATTACTTGATCGCTAAAGTCTACTTCACATCCAACAATGGTCTTTCCTATTATTTTCCTACATAACTCTTGAACATTGCCAGACATAATTATCCTTTATATATTGACGAGAGATTCTTTTCCTATCTTTTCTGATTTTGCTGACCTTGACCATGATCCACAATCTTGGCATTGAAATCTTTGATAGATAGCTGTTCGTGATCTTTGAGTTCCACGAGAATGTAATTTGCGTGATGCGCAATTTGGGCAACAAGTATTTGCAGAATACGCATTATGATTTGGATGAGATTTGATCCATCCTTTAAATTTATCGTACACCTTTTCAAGAAGCACGACATCGTTCTTATTGTACTCAGACATTACCTTCCAAGCCTTGCTGTCATTATTCATACACTTGACCCATAAGGTATGGCCTTCGTGATCTGTTTTTGATCCAAGCCCTAATGCCTGTGATACATAATCTAATTTATTTGATACAAATCTAAATTGTCTGCGAGCTACTTGAAGCAAATCAATTTGTTTTGATGGTGCTGGTGGAGGCATTCCACTTAGTAAAAATTCTTTGTGTAAAATTGGAATATCAAATCGACTTCCATTGTAGTGTACTACTGCGTCACTTTCATTAAGAAGTGCATGAACACCTTTTAGCATATCTTCTCTTGAGCTTTTATGTACTGAGTCAAACATGATCTTTGATTCACCATACCACTTGGCTGCGTAACACATTACATACGATGACTCTAACAATTGATTTATAGAGATATTCTGATCGAAGATCCCCCAGACGTGAGCTGTGTTAGGTGCAACTTCTATGTCGATTAAAAGAATCTTCATGTACTACCTCCAGTTTTGAGATAGTTTATTATATATTACGTATATCAAAGCTGCCACTATTAACCACTTCAATTCATTGATGGCACATAGGAAGCTACATAGTAAGTATTCAAAAATCATGTAATCGTTATTGTTGCAGTTTTTGCTTTTTGTAATTGATGAAAAAATGAATCAAATGCAATTTTAGAGTTTCCAATAAAATCACCCTTAGTCCATACAGATCCCAACAATATACATCCTTGAGTATCCTTAGATGAGTTGCCAATATGTATGCGCACACCTTCAAAATTTGGTACGTTTAAGATGTGAGGTAGATCTCTACTAAACCTATTAGAGTGATCAATAACGACAGAATAAGTGCCAGTAGGAATAGCTGTTTCATTTTGTACCTTTTCCTCTCTAACTTTATCTTCTAAAGTATAGCAATGATATGTACCATCTATGTACAATTTACCTATGGTATAAGTATCACCAAACTCAAATCTTTTTAATTCTAATTTCATCGAAATGCGCTTTTAATAGCTAGGTACATCCTTTCACCAATCACGAAAGACATTGATGCGCCTGTCATATCAAGTAAGATAAATTTAATTTCTAATGGTAATGTTGCAGAGTACAATGCGCCACCAGTAAATAAAAAGATAGCTGTAATAATTACATAGCGATACGCTGCACGAAGATCAATAATCCATTGTGATGGAGTTCCCATTGGGTTATCTAATTCAGCCATAGCCTTCATCTTTTCAGCTTCAGCTTGCATGAGTTTAACTCTTTCATCAACATTCTGTGGATTGCCACCAGCTGATCCAGTAAATCTTGCAAACATTCCACGAAGGCCATCTGCAATTGCTGGTGCTAGTGCTGGGAATACTAATGATGCTATTGATCCAAACATTATAACTCCTTAGGGTCGTAGCCATATTTTAAGGCCACTCGTTTTTGTAGTTGTTTAAATCTTCCTTTATGACTTACATATTTTTCTGACTTAGGGCTTTCAAGATAAATTGCCATATGAATTAACTCATGCATGAGTGTCATCATAACAGTCTGTAAATGTCCACATTTAGCTGTACTTATAGTAATTGTATGCATTGGATCTGGACAATACTGTCCATAAAGATCTGGATCATTTACGATAACAAAATCCACCTTAGTTGCTGGAGGAAATTTAAACTCGTTAAAGATTGGAAATAAGATTAATGCACTGTATAAGTTAGCTATATTATTTTCTGTTATGAATGTCATTTGTTAAGAAAATTATGCATAACAAACGTGACAAATCCACCTAAGAATGAAGCAATAGTCATACCAGCCCAGAATCCACCTTTAGACTTATTTGCAAGCTCAAGAAGTGTTTTAATATCTGCTTCTAAACTATCTACTTTATTTTCTAGATTTTGCACTTGTGCAATTAATCTGCCATATTGTATTGGGTCAATCTCGTTACTCATTACTATTCCTTATTAATCAAGTAGGCCAAAAGATCCAGCTACTGCTGTAGTTGCTGGTGACTTAAATGGAGCATTTAAAAGGTATCTTATCAATGATGGATCGTTAAGTTTTTTAATTTCATTTATAATTAATTGCTGCTCTTGAGGATTAGCATTAAATAATTTTTGCTTCAATGCATCAGCAGTACGTGGTGAAATTTGCATATTACCTTTAGCAGATTTCATGATTGCTGATAACACACCAGCTAGTGTTGGATTTTGAACAACATCCATTGCCATTGTATCTTCTTGGCTTAATAACTGTCTTTCAGCTGTAGGTGATCCACCTAAAACTTTTTGACCAGTTTTAATTTGTTCACTAGATAGTTTTAATTGTTTTACAAAGTTTTGATAATCTTCTGGAGTATCAAATACATTTCGCATTGCTGCTTTTTGTTTATCACTTGCAAAAATCTTATTAATAAAGTTACCACCTTTATG